CATATTTCTAAAGAAATGGATTGGTATCTATTTGACCCATCAGAATGCCCTGACTTGCATGAGACATATGGTAACAAGTTTTCTAAACTGTATAATCATTATAAAAAGATGGCTGATGAAGGCGAAATTAAAAGTTTTATCAAGATTCCTGCCAAAGACCTATGGAAAAAATGCCTTAAGGCCCTATTTGAAACAGGGCATCCTTGGATCACCTTTAAAGACCCTTCTAATATAAGGTACTCAAATAAGCATACCGGAATAGTGCACTCTTCCAACTTATGCACAGAGATTCTTTTACATACTAAACCCACTACGTACCACGAAGGGGAGGTAGTAGAAAGAGGGGAGACTGCGGTATGTAATCTAGCCAGTATAAATCTAGCAAACCACATCAAGGTTAGAACAATTGATTGGAAAAAACTAAGGGAAACTGTTGAGGTCGCTGTCAGAGGGCTAGACAATGTGATAGATATTAATTTCTATCCTACTGAGGAATCAAGAAATTCTAACATAAAAAATAGACCTATCGGCCTCGGCGTCATGGGGACGCATGACCTTCTTCATAAGTTAGGAGTTTTCTATGACTCAAAAGAGGCTATTGAACTATGTGATAAGGTTCAGGAATTTATTTCCCTTCACGCAATAAAGACATCTGCAATCCTAGCAAAGGAAAGGGGAACATACCCAACCTTTGGTGGTTCTGAATGGGATAAAGGCAATTTCCCTATTGATACCTACTGTGCGTTGCTGTCAGAAAGAAAACCACTTGGGATCGAAGAAGACAAAGAATCTTTTGAGACTCTAGAAGAATGGGATGGGGTTAGGGAGTTAGTTTCAAAATATGGAATGAGAAACTCAAACGTAATGGCCATAGCCCCAACGGCCACGATTTCCTCTGTACAGGGATGCTCCCAGTCTATTGAGCCAGACTACTCTGTTCTTTTTGTGTACTCCACCCTTAGTGGAGAATTTACTATGATAAACGAGTATTTTGTTGCTGCCGCGAAAAAGGCAGAGATCTGGTCACAGGCGTTGGTGGATGCGCTGAAGAGCGTAGATGGGGACGTAAACGCCCTAGTTGATCTAGACGACTCATTGAAAGAGCAGTTTAAAAATGCTTTTGATATTGACTTCCACACCCTCATAGAAGCAGCCGCAGCAAGACAGAAATGGATCGACATGGGGCAGTCTTTAAATCTTTATAATAAACACGAAAGTCTTAAGTATCTTAATGATATGTATCTATATGCGTGGGAAAAGGGATTAAAAACAACCTATTATTTAAGAGGTAAAGCGGCAACCAGACTAGAAAAATCAACTATTTCTGACGCAGACATTAAGAATGAGAGTATAATTAATGAGCCGGAGGTATGTTCTATTTTAGATCCCGGATGCGAAAGCTGTCAATGATATTTGAAGAACGTAGACAGTCACCCACTTCACCATTAAAATATATAGTTGAATTAACGCCCAAGGAATTGGAAAAAGTAAAAGACCTAGTGTTTCAAATAATTAAAAGAATAAAAGAAGATGAAAAAAACTAAAGAGATTATATCGGATAAGGTTGCTGTTGTAAACCAAATTCTTCCCCATGTTAATAAGTGGGCTTGGGACTTGTTTATTGATGGAGCAGCAAACAACTGGATGCCTACAGAAATTTCTATGGCAAAGGATATAGAGCAGTGGAAGTCAAGTCTTCTTTCTGAAGATGAAAAACTTGTAGTTAAGAGATGTCTAGGATTCTTTGCTGGATCAGAATCTCTAGTGGCAAACAATTTACTATTAAGTGTTTTCAAATTTGTTACAGACCCAGAGTGTCGTCAGTATATACTTAGGCAAGCCTATGAAGAAAGCCTTCACAATCTTACAGTGGTTTATATCTGTGATTCCCTCAGTCTAGATATTGATGAGGTATATGAGGCATACAACTCTATACCAAGCATCAAAGCAAAAGACGATTTCTTAATGAATATCACAACTGATATCAATCGTCCAGACTTTAATATAAATACCATAGAAGGCAAAAGGGAGTTCCTCCGCAACATCATTACATATTATGTTATCTGCGAAGGGATATTCTTCTTCTCTGGGTTCGCTATGTTGCTTTCTTTTAATAGACAAAATAAACTTCCGGGCGTTGGAGAGCAGATTCAGTATACTCTCAGAGATGAAAGCCTTCATATTGAATTTGGTACAAAGCTTATTAACAGGATCAGAGAAGACAATCCGAAAGTATGGACAAAGGCTTTTGAAAAAGAGACCCTATCGCACATAGAAACTGCTATGGAACTAGAGCTAGCGTATGCAAGAGAAGTCCTTCCTACTGGTATATTAGGACTTAATTCGGACATGTTCATTGATTATGTTCAGTACATCGCTGATAGAAGGCTCATAAATCTTGGTCTAGATTCCCCATTCGGAGAAGCCAAGAACCCATTTCCTTGGATGAGCGAGATTATTGACTTAGAAAAGTGCAAAAACTTTTTTGAGACACGGGTAACGGAATATTCCGTCGGTACGCTAGTTGACGACTTTTAGGTGTATATTTAGGTGTCCCTCTACCTTTTACTCTGGAGCTAGCCATGATTGATTTCGCCTTTAATAGAAGAGACTTTTTAAGAGTTGGTTCTATAGGTGCTGGAATGTCAGCGATAGGACTCTCTGACTATGCTTTTTCGCAAGATGGAGCTACCGCATACAAAGACAAGACAGTGGTATGGTTATGGCTTGCAGGAGGCCCAGCTCAATTTGAGACATTTCATGCCCCTCTAGATAATGTCCCTTCAGAATGGCAACCAGCAAACGGAAAGATATATGATTCAAAGACTAACATTTCTCTTGGGGCTGATTGGCAAGAACTTTCCAAGCATACGAACAAACTAAATGTAGTAAACTCTTTTAGTCACAAAGACTCTTCCCACAGACAGGGAACTCACTTCGTGATGACTGGGCACTATAATGTAGACAGAACCACTACCTCTATGACAAAGCACCCGTCTTTTGGGTCTATTATATCTGCATGTTATGGTGCTAATAATCCAGAAAACGGAGTCCCTACCTATGTTAAGCAGGGAAAGATAGAAGGAGACGAAGGGTCTTGGCTTGGAGGAGCATATAAACCTTTTGACCCGTCTAATAAAGACAACCTTACGCCTCGAATAGAAATCAATAGATTCACAAGTAGAAAAGATCTGCTGAACGCAATTGATGCGACAAGAATATCCGGCGACGGAGCTGAATCCTCAGAATTCTTCAAGGGCCAAGCCTATGATGTTATTCTAGGTTCAGCTAAAGATGCTTTTGACCTAGACAAAGAAGACGAAAAGACAAAAGCTCTTTACGGTTCTGATTCCATAGGAAAGCAGTTGCTGCTCGCTAGAAGACTTGCTGAATATGGGACTCGCTTTGTGACACTTAGTTATGGTGGATGGGATATGCATAGTAACGTATCTCAAGCCATGAAAACAAGAGTTCCACCAGTAGATAAAGCAATAGCAGGATTCCTACAAGACGTTTGGGATCGTGGATTAAATGAGAAAATTATCCTTGTTGTGACTGGCGAATTTGGAAGAACTAAAATTAACGCAAACTCCGGCAGAGATCACTGGCCTTCAATTACCCCAATGCTTATGGCTGGTGGAGAATATCAATCTGGTAGAACAATCGGTAAAGCGGATAGGTCATATAGTCCGACAGCAAACCCTGTTGGGCCGCTTGATCTTCAGGCAACATTGTTCGATCATTTTGGAATAGACAAAGAAACCATGAGGGTAGACAACGGTGGACGACCAAGATATTTACTTGAAGGAGAAGCGAAGGTCATATTATAAAGGGAGTTAAAATGAAATTTTTAAAACCATTAATGGCCGCTTTCCATCTTTCGGGTATAATATTTTTTTTAGTTGCGTCAGCAATTTGTTTGTTGGCTTGGTGGAAGCTGGGCTGGATTTTTGGTTAGATAAGAGTAGACTACAGAGACATTTATTAGAAGGTGAAGTAGAGGTAATTTTATGATGCTTGAATTTGTTAAAGAATATTTTAAGTTTAAGGCTATGGCTCAAAGGGATATGTTTGATAATCCTGAAGAGGCTAAAAAAAGAGGAGAAGAGCTAGGACTTAAAGGAGTTCATACCAGCAAGGACGAAGCCGGAAAGGTCTTCTATATGCCCGGAAACAGCCACGAGGAATACATGAACGCACTCAAGAAAAAGGAGAAGGACTCTTATGGCAATTAAATTAACAGAGGCGGCAGCAGAAGAAGTTAAAAATTCTAAGGAAGAAGGCCAATACTTGAGGGTCGCCGTCAAAGGTGGTGGTTGCTCTGGATTCGAGTACAAGCTTACGTTTGACTTAGAGTATGATGAAGGAAAAGACACCCTATCTAATCAACATGGAGTAGACATTATTGTAGATAGGAAAAGCGATCTGTATTTAGATGGAACTGTCTTAGATTATTATTCTGATATTTCTAAACGTGGTTTTACATTTGAGAATCCAAACGCAGTTAAGTCTTGCGGTTGTGGAAGTAGTTTTCAGGCATAAATTAAAGGAGAAGAAAATGAATAGAAGGAATATACTAGCGTTGTTGGCGGGAACTATGGTTTTCTCTTGTGGGCTAATCTTAGCATCCCCAAAAGAGAGACCGTTAAAATCATCTTGCAAAGAGTGCAAAAAGTGCGGACGTTTCTGCAAGTGTGAATGTAGTAAAGGTTGCAAGTGCAAGCCCGGATGTTGTAGACGGGGAGAGTCCCCTATTCTAGACCCAGCTTTTGAACGGCCGCCTCAAGGCAGGCCGAACGGAAGAACTCCACATCGTCGCTATAGACACGAGATAGATGCCCATGTCTTCAGTCCAATCCGGACGTTCCGGAGCCGACATGTCCGTGAAATGTCTCAAATTGAGCTGGACCTCCTGCATCTTCGTCTAAATAGTAGATAGAAATAGACTATTGGAGAAACTAAAGTAGTTTTCAGGTGTTAAATACTAAAGCTAAAAACATTAATTATTTAACATGAATGGAGAAGAAAATGAACAGAAAAAATGTAATATCTATCGTTGCTGTAATGCTTATGATTCCAATAGGCCTAGTTATCGCCTCGCCAAACAGTAGACCCAAGGCACAGAAGCCTACCTCAGATACATCAGAGATGGTTTTTAACAAGATTGATTCTAATCACAACGGGTCTATTTCTCTAAAAGAGTTCAAGAAAGCCTTTCCTCAGAGAACCCGTGGCTTTGATGGAAAAACCCCTAGCTTCCGACCTCCAACCAGTAGACCTCCTAGCGGTTTTGATGGAAGGGCTCCTAGCTTCCGACCTCCATCATATAGTAGACCCTCTCAGGACAGCCCATCACGCAGCAGATCGTCTAGTGATAGTCCATCACGCAGTAGGTCGTCTAGTGATAATCGTTCTCCAGACAGAGAATCTCGATACAAAGAGATGATCAGCAAGTTCGACAAAAACAACGATGGAAAACTAGACGAGAAAGAAAGAGAAGCAATCAGAGAATATATGAAACAAAGAATGAGCAGGAGTTCACGATGAAAAGAAGAGAATTTTTAACGAGTACCGCTGGTGTTTTAGGTCTTCTACAAACCCTAAAGGCTAATCAGGAAGAGCTGAAGAAAAATGGTAAGTCCGCTATCCTATTATGGATGGGCGGTGGTCCGTCTACTATGGATATCTGGGATCTAAAGCCAGACGCTGCGACAGGAGGGCCATTTAAACCAATAGGCACCTCAGGAGATGTCCAGATTTGCGAGCACATGCCTCTAATGGCTAAACAAATGCATAATATGGCTATTATTCGGTCGATGAGTACTCGCGAAGCAGACCATATGCGTGGGCGGTACTACATGCACACTGGTTATGTTCCTAGTCCATCTATTGAGCACCCCAGTTATGGTTCTGTATTCTCTCATCAACTGCGACGAAACGACATTGAGATACCTCAGTTTGTCACCGTCGGAGGAGGTAGTATGGGAGCAGGTTTTCTTGGAGCTCAGTATAATCCCTTCTCTGTCAATAGCGACGGTAGAATAAGAAACCTAGATATTAAGGTAGACGAAAGACTTATTCAAAGAGCTTATGCTCTTGATCTCATAGAAAATAACTTCATTAACCAGAAAAGAGGGTCTCTTGCCAAGGATCACCAATCACTACTAAAGCAGACGTTCAACCTTCTTACGAGCACTCAGATGGAAGCGTTCAAAGTCGCTAGTGAGCCAGAGGCCGTTAAAGAAAGATACGGAGACAATGGGTTTGGTAAGGGCTGTCTAATGGCAAGAAGGCTTGTGGAAGTAGGAGTCCCCTTTATTGAAGTCAACTTGGGAGGGTGGGATAACCATCAAAATATCCACACAACATTAAAAGATAACAAGCTTCCCGTACTTGACCAAGGTATGAGCGCACTAGTTGAAGACTTAGAACAACGAGAGCTTCTCAAGGACACAGCTATTATTTGGATGGGTGAATTCAGCCGTACTCCTCGCATCAACGGAAACGCTGGTCGCGATCACTGGGCTCGTAGTTGGAGTGTCGTGGTTGGTGGAGCAGGTATGAATGGGGGTATCGCAGTAGGGGCAACAAGCGACGATGGGACTAAGGTTATAACAGACCCATATACATCACAGGACATCATGGCCTCTGTCTGTAAAGCATTAGGTATTTCTTTGAGCACAACCTTCACCAGCAATAGCGGAAGGCCTATGAAAATTGCTAACTCTGGGAAAATAATCAAGGAGCTATTTGTATAATGAATATATTTAATAAGTCTTTAATTGTTATTATTATGGTTCTATTACCAACCCTTATGTTCTCACAGGAAAGAGAATTATCCCTCAGAGAAAAACTAAACAGCCTTACTTACACTCCTGCGGTTAAAGAATTATTAAGAGATAGAAGAAGGGCATCTTTAGCAGGTATATTTTTGGGGCAAAGGAATAGATCTGTTGGGTATTACCCTATTATATCAGTGCTTCCGCAGGGTCATTCTATGACAGCGGGCCCGGTTATACTCTCTCCAGACCGCAGATATGCTAGAATAGGTATTTCTTACTCAAGTATGAGTATTGGAGCAGTCCATACCTTTAACTTCTCTACTGGTAAATACCAAACATTAGACAGTGGAAAGTAAATAAGTTGGTGTATTCTATAGTAGTATACCTTCTATAGGAGACAAAGATGGACAGCATCAAACCAATAGGCCACTTCTTGCTGGTTCTATGTATGATTAATGTAGTTCTTTTGGTTCTCCTACATAAAGAAGTATCTAAAGAGAAACCCTTACCAAGTCTTAGTATTCCGGCTCTTGACAAGCTCGTTGAGGACTCTAAAGCAAGAGAGAGTATGATTATGCAAGTCATTTTACTAGGTCAGCACAAAGAAGGACTTCACGACGGTGAAGTCATAGATTTATGTCCTGCGTGTCCAACTAATCTTCAAATAACTGAACTATAGAAGAAAGAAAAAAAAATGAGCGACCATTTTATTACAAATATTACAGGAGTTCCGACCACCGGACAATATGGCCCAGACGGAAAGCCCCTTAATGTTAATAATGATGGAGGCATTGAGGTGACTCCCCAAAATGTAGGCAATGTGCCTTCTGCTGGAACTGAGTCACGAGAAGGGATAGGTAACGATAAGAGTATAGCTGGAAATCCCTACAATCCAAACGCAAGCTCAACGGATTCGCAATCAATCGGACCATCTTCTCCTCCTGATCAGACTCACTACGCTAATGCTCAATCTCATTCTCTCTATAAACAGGCCTCAATAGGTGGAGACAAGACTGATTGGAACTTATATAAACAAGACCCCGTCGATGTTCTTTCAGGGGATCTATCGACCTATGATGGTTACTATTCAATCTTGACTAGTTCAGATATAGGAGAAGGTCAGAGTACCTTCAATCCCACACCTATGAGTGATCCGATTGGGCAGCAATCCTTCACCGTTTGGCTTGGAAGTACCTCAAACACTTCTGTATTTACCGCAGGCTACCCACAAGGCAGTATTACGCAAAACATTGGAAGGGAAAACCGGAATAGCAAATGTTTCGTTGGAACGTCAGATGTTCCTTGTGAAATTGCCGAATGTGCAGATGGAACACCACTAGGTAAGAAAATGAGAATTTTTGTAGGTAACGGATGCCAAGGGCTTAACGGATATTGGATGCAGGTGACTAACCCATTGAACAAACATGGTTTCGTGTACGACCCACCACGGCCGCCTGACTACGACCCAACAGATTGCGATTCTTTCACGTTGGACGGCGGTAGACGAAAGCGATTCTATCGCAAGCCGTTTGAGTGGTCAATGAAGTGCTGGATAGATTACGTCAACGCAACCCAAAACAATCCGGCTGGTGCCAATCCCAACAGCAACCACACTGCCAAACCTGTCTGGGGTCATCGTCTCACCTATGTAGGCCCGACCCTTGAGGGGATATCGGATAAGAAATGGTGTGAATACTGTAAAGAAGAGAGCCCCAAGGAGAGGGTATATCCGAATGGCGATTGCTACGCGGTATCAGGCTGGAAAAAATGGTTTCTTGAAGGGCCATCGTGCAACAAAAACGAGCAACTCATAGGCACCTACGACGGCAAGCTTTACGGATGTTGCTGCCAACACGTTCAGGGAGCAGACGAAGGCGCCGCAAATTACAACTGCCCCCCTTTGACTCAAGACTTATTCACTTTGGATGAGGACGTCATCAACACTGTTACAGTTGGATCAGAAGACGACCCTTGTGATTGTCGATATCGTGAGAATCAAGGCGCAATATTTAATACTAACTACAACAAGGCTGCCAGCAACGACAACCAGCGAGCCTTTGTAAGCGGATGTACCGAAGCATCTGCTCAAGTACAGGCTACAGGAACTGAAGATAATATATATATAATGACCACGGGTACAGGAGAAGCTCCTTACTTCGACTCCGGAGAATGCGCGTGGATGTATAGCTTCAGTGGTGCCGAGAGATGCGCCGAGGTGGACTCTCAATCGACTGCCACACCGGGATATGAGTCCGGATATTGTCCTACAGGAGCGTTAGTACTGATTTCAGACAGACATATGTTTGAAGATTCTTATAGGTTCACTAACTTTACGGGTTGCGTTGGCAAATCCTGTACCGAGTGTGTTATTGGGGACCCCTTGTTTGAGGTAGGAGATTCCGTTACTATCGCAACCTATCAGCTAAGTGGCTATGAGCATTCGTCGGCCAAGTTCCACAATGGCTTCGAAATAGATCTTTCCTTGGAAGGCGTCGCAGGAAACACCCTCGGGGGACCATTCCACACAGGATGCGGGCCGCCTGACTACGCTGGATTAGGTATGTGCAGCTGGATATTCAATCAAACGGGCGGTGGTTTTGGCGAGGACCTTGGAAACTGGGTATTGCAAGCTGGCAGCCAATGTTGTGCCTGCGATGCAACTTTCCCAACAAAGGGCATTCAGCCCGGCGGTACTACTTGGATAGGAACTAACGGTGATGAGGAGCATTATAGTTGCTACGAAAGCCAGACTGGTTGTAACGTCCTCACTCAGAGCTGGAAAATTGATGGGAGAGCATCTGGTAACTGGGATAGCACGCCAGACTCCCTTGATTGTACATGGGGATATAGTATCGTGTTTACTGGCTGCCCGGAGATAGGGGCCGGTCCCGATGGTGTGCAATGCTCAGGCACAGGATACGCACCTAGAGCCCCTGATCAATATATACCAGAACACTACTTCACCTCAGGATCACCTTGTTAATGGCAAGAAGAAAAAAGCCCTCCTCTAACAGTACTATAATTCAGAGAAGAAAAAAACTTAAAGCCAAGACGGACAATCAGGAACTATACATTGACTCAATGCAGGACTCAGACGTTACGTTCTGTTCTGGCCCAGCAGGGTCGGGAAAGACCAGCGTCTCCGTTGGTTTAGCCTGCGAATACCTGATGGAAGAGAGGGTAAAAAGGATCATTATAACTCGTCCAGTTGTTGAGTCTGGAAGAGGTCTTGGTCATCTCCCCGGAACTTTAGTAGAAAAGATAAACCCATATCTCGTTCCCATTCTAGAGGAAATGAATATGTATCTTACTAAAGCTAGGGTCGAGAACTTTAGGGAAGAAGGAGTCATTGAGCTATGCCCTCTTGAATATATGAGAGGAAGAAACTTTCATAATTGCTTTATGATATTAGACGAAGCTCAAAACGCTACTTTTGAACAAATAAAAATGTTCATCACTCGTATAGGTAGGCAATCTAAAGCCGTAATCAACGGTGATCTAAAACAGTCTGACCTAGGACATCAAAGCGGGGGTCTCTTAACCTGCATGGACGAGCTCTATGATGTTGACGGAGTTTCTGTCTGCGAGCTCGATTACTGTGACATTATCCGCAGCGATATTGTTGGCAAAATTCTTAGAAAATTGCACGAGTTTAGTCCCGCCAAGTAGCTTATTGACGGTATAATAGTATAGCTACTTTATAAAGGACAAGACTTAAGCAATGCCAGAATATAGTTACATATGCGAAGAATGTGATCATAGTTGGTCGATGTTCTGCCATAGGTCTAAATATAAAGACAAAAGAAACTGCCCTTCTTGCAAGAAGAAAAAGGCAGCCTATAGGAATTTCCAAGAGGACGAAGTCTATACAGCTTATAATTATTCTCTCTCTGAAGCTAAGACAATAGGTCACTACGCTGATAAGCAAAGCAAAAAACTTGGCAAAAACAAAGTTGAGGATATGATAAGGGAACAGAAAACCAAAAAAGAGGACAGACTATCTGAAAAGCTGACGGACGGAATGAAAAAAATGGATAGGCCTGATAGTTCTACTACGTGGACAAAAGAGTCAACAAAAAAAAGAAGAAAGAAGAACAGATAATGTTTCATAAAATTAAAGAAGATAAAGCAGAAGATAAAAAAAGAATAGTGGATGTCTTTACTATTTCTGGGAAACAAACAGAAAAGGACAGCGACGGATTCCCTAGGTTAGACGAGGATCAGCAGGATCACTATGATGCCTATGCAAAAAGAATTACTCTAGGGAAGAGAGTAAAGTACTACGTAAAGAGAGGTAGATACGGTAAGCTCTATAACCCTATCGGTATGTATTCAGAGGGTACTGCTAAGAAACAAATGAGACATGCTGGTAGACCGGAATGGGAATTCAAAGAAACAAACGAAACCGTTTTTAATAAGTATATTAATTTTCTAAGAACCAAGAATGTTGCTTGGCTCAACAACGCAGAAAGAGACTCATAATGGGAAAACTATCAAACGCAAAGAATCTTACAAAGGCTGAAAAATATTCTATTGAGGGCATGCATTCTAATGACATGTCGATTCAAGAGATAGCCAAAGCTCTGGGGAGAGAAGAGTCTCTTGTATCAAAATATATAGACTCCTTTCAAGAAGAGAAGAAAGAGCCCCACGAAAGCAAAGGGATGGCAGTAATGACTGAAGCAATCTCAGAGAGGGTAGATAGGATGCGTCAAAATATGCCTGAAAAACCCCCTCACTCTGCTATCCATACTATCAATTAGATAGACGGGCTCCATTCGCGCCCGAACCAGTAAGTTTCAACCCTTCTTATCTGCGAAGCGAATGCGCTTGCAAAAGGGTTATTTTTCAAAACTTATTTTAAGGAGTAGAAAGTTGGCAAAAAATAGAAGTGACAAAAGTAGATATCCCTCTAGGTATTCCCCTAAGGGATGGGTATCAGGCTCTCAATATATAACAGAGCTTGTCTGCGAGAAGAAGGCCCAAAGAGAGAAGAAGGAACTCCCGATGAAGTTCTGGGAGGACAAAGATTGGTGCAAGTATTATAAGTACCAGATCACTCTAGCCAATAGGCTCATCAAAAAATACGGTGAAGAATCTATAGTCGCCGCTCTAAGAGACAAAAGGTGTTGGTCTACATATTCTCTAAGGTCTCCCTTCCTTGAAAAAATAGTTGAGGAAAAATCAAAACAAGCTATTGAGAGACCGGAGAATACAGAGTATAATATTAAAGACTCAGAAGAGATCAAACACAAGACAAACAATAACAAGAAATCAATTATTTCTAAGCTAAGGGATTTAGATGAATAAGGACATTATCAAGGAATACGGTGATGTTCTGCACGATCCCTCTTCAATTATAGATAGACCTCTAGAAGTTCTATCTGTTGGCCCCAAGCTAGACATAGCTCTGGGAGGAGGAGTACCTGAAGGATCATTATTTATAATGACTGGCCCCGAGAAGGTAGGAAAGACTGTAACAGCACTCACCTTTTGTGCAAACGCTCAGAAGCACTATGGTCGTAAAATTTACTACGCGAACATAGAAGGTCGTCTAAAGAAGAGAGACCTTGAAGGCATCATAGACTTAAGTCTTGACCCAGAAAAGATGCAGATCATTGGCTCTACAGAGGGAAATATTTTATCTGCTGAAAAATATCTGAGCATTGTCGATAATATCGTCCATACGCAGCCGGGCTCTTTGACTGTCGTAGATTCCTTCTCGGCTTTGTCTAGCGAAGCAGAACTTACGGGAGACCTCTCAGACATGCAGGTCATGAGTGTCCAAAAGATTTTAGCAAAGTTCTGTAGAAGAATTTCTAACGTACTTCCTATTAATAGAGTTACCGTGATTGGGATAACTCACCTTATGGCTAATATGCAGAGGTTTGGAAGAGGGAAAACAAAGATAGAAAAATCAGGGAACGCCTTGAAGTATCAGGTTGATGTGAAACTTCATGCCAGCCACTCAGTTCCCCTAATGCAGGGAGATACCCAGATTGGCCAAACAATCCACTGGCAGATTACAACCTCCGCCATAGGCCCTCCGGGACAAAAGGTAGAGAGTCATATTAGGTACGGAAGAGGAATATGGAAGGAGATGGAGATGGCCGACCTTATGATTGACTTTGGCCTCATCTCAAAAGCAGGAGCATGGCTGAAGCTACCTAACGGAGAAAAGATTCAAGGGAAAGCCAATCTAGCAAAATACTTAGAAGACAACCCAGAAGAGTATGATAATTTCAGAAAAGAAGTTTTAACTATGGTAGGGATGTACAATGAAGACTAAGGTCGTTGGAACGTTTGAATGTAGACTATATATTGGGTCTATTTATGAGGATACCAAAGTCCCTTTTTATGAAAGAAAACTGATCAAAGAGATCCATCGTGTGCAGGATGCTTTTGGAAAACACGTTCCTCTTAGGGTCACAAGGACCACATTTGTTTGTGCCCCGAAATACATAGAAGACGGATGGGAGATAGCAGCAATCAGTTACCCAAGAGCTAAAACAGACCCAGAGATAATTGAAGAGTTCATGGAGATGTTGGCTGAGGATTTACTAGTTACGTTCCAACAGAAGAGGATAACACTTATAACACCAGCTATATCAATTATGTACGAATCAGAGGCTCCATACATGCCTCAGGCAGTAAGTTAGACTTCTTAACTGCAAATGTATGAGTAATCAAAAGTCGGGGTTTCATTCGCACCTCATCCAGTAGGTTTCTAACCCTTCCTACCTGCGAAGCGAATGTTATAACAAAAGGGTCTTTTATTTTTCAAAACTTATTTTAAGGAGTAGACATTATGATTAGGAACGCTAAATTTTGGGGACTTGAATATAGCCCTGAGTTTAAAGAGATGTTAAGTATAACAAATTCTCTATTAAACGAGGTGTCGCGACATGTTAGATCGGAGATTGTAGCCGGTAAAATTGTTGACATTTTTGCACAAGGACAAGAACAGTATGTCACTATGGACTATTCCACAGAGGAAAGTGGAGGTCTCACAAGGGCTAAGTATCGAGACACGGTTCAGTTTATTCTAGATAAATACCCGATTAAAGAAAAAAAGAAAGGTCTTGAAAGAAACTTGGTAGGATATGTTCTTGAAAGGTTCGCTGGATATTTTAAGCGCAACTCAAAAGGCAAGGTTCCTACCATTACCTTTAAAAACAAAAGTCTATACAACAAAGATAGGAATGTTGAGATAGATAAAGAGAATAAAGAACTTATCTTTCACACGGCTTTTGGTGACTATAAAGTTCCTTATAAACTATCCATCAAGTCAGACCACTTAGAGTCGGGAAAGTTTGGAGGAAATTTAATAGTAAAACAAAAATGCTTTGTTGTTGCTGTGAAAATACCTTTTACACAGAAGTATACTCCAAAGAAAGTCTTTGGATTTGATATCAACAAGTCTTTAAACAACTGGATTGTATTTAATGGTGGAGATATTATCCCTGCCCCTGATATTGTAGTAGACTATATTGAGAAAATCAGACAGCTCAACAAGGCTATTGACAACGGAAAGAAAGAAGGCCTCAAAAGCTCTCAGAGACGATCACTACGTAAACAAATTATAAATAAGCATGCACAACTTGACGAAGAAATTAAAAAGGTATGCAAGAAGATTGTTGATGTCGTCAAGAGCCAGAAAGCCCTCCTCTGCATAGATATGGTTAAGGTTGGCAAGAAGACTGGAACCTTTGGCCAAGACAAGATCATTCCTGAGCTTCAGACTCTATGTGAGAATCAGGGAGTTCCTTTTATCGCTGTTCCTTGCAAGAATACATCAAGACGATGCTCTTCTTGTGGCTATGTTCATAAAGATAATAGAAAAACTACAGACGAGTTCAAATGCCTGAAATG